TGTAAGTATATATGCGATTTTTCCCGTCTTGTGTGTGGTAACGCACACATGAGCCGAGGCCTTTTCATCGTGCTTAAGTGTCCTCGGATAACTGGCCCACGGTGCCTGGCTGCTCTCGCAGTGTGCTTAAGTGGCCCTAGCTGCTAACTGGCCCACGCTGCAGAGCGCACACCCAACAATGTGCTTAAGTGGTTCTAGCTACCAACTGGCCCACATTGTGGTGTTATTCACCGCTGAACAAAACAGCGCGACAATAAAATTGACCCTATAAAATCACAAAACAAAAATTTTATAATAAAGAGTTCTTTGAATTTCTCGTCGAATCATTTAGGAGGCGACCTGTTCACTCATAAAAACATACCCACGTTTTTTCTCTGAATTATATATCAAAGGGTAATTCGGTTGTTTTGAGCCGCTCTGGTTTTTACCGTTGAGCTTCAAAACAAATTGGCTCGCATCTGTCTCATTTCGTGATCTTTGGAAATTCGAAAATAGCGATGTAATCCTGGTTAAGCGTTCCTACCCTTGAACTGGCTTGGGTGATAAGAACTTTTCCGTTGGGACTTATGAATTAAGCTTGTTATTTAACGACCTTGGTTCAACATCTCTCCTTTTCGATTCAGCTTAAACAAGATAAAGATTGTCCTTGAACTGACTTGGATATTTCCCTACTTGTTTTTAGTTGTACGATGATTTCATTATCTGAATAGCATTTGCATAGGCCAATACTTACCTTTCTCGTAGGGTGTTACGACCCCGGCAACGATATGCCAGAGCCTAACATCACAACCTAAGTCTATGCTTGCACCGCGATCTAGTAACGATAATAGCTCTCCCCAGTCCGATGTCCCTGCTTCGCAGGTTGAGTCTTCGGCTGGTTCCCCCAAGCTTTCTCGTTCTAATGCTATTAGGAATTGCTTTGTACCCGCTATCTACTGCATAACTGACGATTTGAGAGACCAGTTCAAGATCCGTTACAAGGTCGAAATTAGTTCTCTTTATCGTGAGCTAGTTGGACACAAACTAGATTCAGAAACGCTCACACTGTTCCTAAAGTCCACTTTCAAAAGAAAAATCCCTTGGTTGCCTATTGGAGATTTTGGTTCTTTCATTAGATCGTGTGCCTTTTACAGAACTGTCATGTGGTTCTTAGTTGCTTATCCCTGGATGCCTGTTCCCTGTCCCCCTAGGCTTTGTTACCTCTTCTATGCACCTTTTAGTCGTATCACGTCACATAAAATTGATTTGATGACCGTTCTAATCATCACTGAAAGGTTCAATTTAGATAGGGTAGTTGTAAGGGATCACTTTTTCGAACTACTAGGAACTACCAGGACCTTGCTTTTCTTTGGTGATAAAAAGATGGAAAATTTTTCTAAGTTTTTCCCCATTTCCTTATTGCCTCCAGGGTGTCCTGCGACCTACGATGAACTTTATCGCAGTGTCGCTCCCGCAACCAACCAGATGTTCAGTAGTCTAAATCCTCTCTCTTCTGTTACCGAGGAGTTTGGAAAGGTTACTTCATCTGTTCAAAAAGCAGCTGATATGATAACAAAAACAGTTTCAGATGTTGGAAATACTGCCTCAGAACTTTTAGTTTCAGCTCGTGCTTCTTTTGCCCCCATTGAGAAGATAGCAAAAACTTTTGATGGAATTATCGAAGGTTTTTCAGCAACGGTAAAGTTGATTTGGGATATCCTTATAGGTTATCCTGAACTATCCTTGCCTACTTTCGGCCTACTACTAGTTCAAGTCCTCAAGTCCGTTCTTCCTGCTGCGTACCTGCCCATATTACGCACAGGACTTATCCTTGCGCTCACAGCTGGACTCGGTATAAACTTTCTGTCCTACATCACTGAGTTCTTTGAAAAAGCCACAGGCACTTCAGCAGTAGAAGGAATAGTTCCCCAATCTTTTGCTCTAGCCGATGTTCTCGCTCCTTTAGCTTCAATCTACGTGATGTTAGGCGTCTCACCCGACAACAAGAACGAGTTCATAAAAGCACTAAAAGATTTACCACATTTCGCAAGGGGTGCTCAGTATTTCTTAGATGCTTTTATCAGTTTTTCTGTCAAGCTCTCCTCGTTCGTTTCTGCAAGGCAAGGTTGGTCCAATGACCTCGCGAGCCTCTTTAACGAAGACTACAAAAACTGGATAAACAGTGTGAACAAAGTAGCAGCAGATAACAAGAACAACTGTCTTGATTCCTCTTCGAAAGGGATAATGGAAGTTGAGTCTATCATCGAGAGGGGAGTCGCTCTTCAGAAAGAACTTCACCTCAAAGGAGAACACACCCTGACCGCTCTTGTTTTAACCCAGTTGAAATCTCTTACGACTATTGTCCAGGAGATGCATGCTGAGTCAAACAACGGAAACGACAGACCAATGCCCGTGTCCGTTATCTTCAGAGGCAAGCCCGGTTTCGGAAAGTCCCTGGCAATGAACTTACTGATGCAGTATCTCATACGGGATGAACTTACAAATTCCCCTCAGTTACTTGCAGAGTTCGATGCCAACCCAGCAAGTTTTATCTACGTCAGATCCAAGGATCCCTATCTCGATGATTTCTCGCCCAAAAAGATGGGAATTATTCTTGATGACTTTCCAAACATGTTGACCACGTCGCAGGAGGACGCTGCTTGGCCTTCTCTTATCGACATGCTTAACACAACGCGAAAACCAGTCCCAGTTGCAAATTTGGAAATAAAGGGAGCCATTTGTTATAATCAGATCATCACAGGAATAACAACAAATGCGACCTCAATAAACGACCCCCTCCTCATAAGCATAGATGCGGTTGCCTCAAGGCTCAATTTTATCTTCACCGTCTCTAGTGATGCTTATGATGGTGTATCTCTTAGAGACGCGAAACCAAAAGAATTTTCTCCTGACATATGGCAGTTTACACTAAACGTCATTGACGGGACGAAATTCGTAGAAACAGGGATCATGTGCAACTTTGTTGACGTACTAGCTCTCGTAAAATTACAAATAGCCAAAAACCGCGAAACGTTTGAGACTAGAAGAGTGAATTCTGCTAAGCTCTATGATCAGACTATCTCTCAAGTCAACGAATCTCTCATTCCCCATGTTTACGGCGCAATGAGAGCTGAGAACGAAATCGCTCCTGACACCTACCAGTACCTCACTAGAGCCCAAGATCTCACAAAGACCCTAGAAAAAGCCTCTAATAGCACCATTCTAACATTGTTCGAGAATGGGGTCATAGACGAGGAAATCAAGAGCCGCTACTTGAAACCAGAAAATCAAATGATGCGGAGCCTTCAGCTTTTAGATCTTACTGCTTCTGTTACTACAGAAGAAGCGAAAGTTCCAAGCTTGGTCACTGGTATTAGTACGGGAGTTTTGGGCACAAGGACTCAAACAGACGGGCCCGATAGGGTAGTCATCAGAGCCTTTGCTAGTGCTCAGTCCTCTGCACCAGGAATAGGACTTAGTGAACTGAGAGCGAGAGTCAAAAGTGAGGCGGGCTTTTTCAAACAAGACGTGGGAAGATTTTCAGTTCCCATACCCTACGTCAGTTCTAAGTTTGAAAGCACAGCTAACCTCGACAACAGTAGAGTAACCCTTAGCTTGAAGTTTTCTCCGGGTGAAACACTGGGAAGAATAGTGAAGTACATTCTTTCCCTGTGCCATTTATTGGAGGACCAAGCCGTTTCTCAAGAAGTTTTACGCCACTACAACCTTTCCGAAGTTGAACTGTTGAAGAAGCTTCTCAGTTACGGTTTTCATAAAGAGGTGATACTCAAAGCGAGAAAGAAGATCAGAACCCTCGTCATGTCCTGTGGTGTTGCTCCCCGAGAAAATTGGAAAACGATAGTTATGAGTTACAAGGAAACCAAAAGATACAAAGTCACTTTTTACGATACCGTGATCGACGCATTCGAAACAGCCGGATCAAAGCTTATCAGTGCGTCAAAAAGGATCATGGAATTTGTTGGTGAAAACTACCGTACGATTTGTCTCGCACTTACGTGCTTGGCCGGATTTTCTGCTCTTTACGCATATTCTGGAAAACCAATTCCAGAAAAACTTTACGCAGTCCCTCAGGACTCGGGTGTGAATAACGCACTCTACCTCAGGAGGATAGCGATTGAAGGAAAAGTCAAAAGAGCAAATTTATCCGCTACGACAACGGTAAACCAAGATTATGTTCCTAACTTGTACTCCATATACCCGAAAGTCCTCAAGTCCATGTTCTGGGTTAAGACTCCTGAAGGTGAAAGTTTAGGTGCTGCTTTGAACATTGAAGCTAAGCTCTTCCTTATGCCACGCCATTATTTCGATAAGATTAAAGAAACAATCGTGGTTCAGAGTTGCAGGACAAAGGAAACCTATCGGTGCGAAGTAGATCTCAAGTACCTCTATGACGGAGAAGAAGTTACTGACGTAGCTATAGTCCGTCTGATCAACAAACAGATGCCTTCTGGAGCGAACCTAACAGTTCACTTCACGAATAAAGGAGACATCTTTAGTATGTTCTACAACTCAGCAACAGAAGTTTTCTTATTAGCACCAAATATGAACTTGGTCAGGAGAGCGTTCAATGAGTCCACCGACCCAGAGCCAATAAAAACCGACCGCTCAAAGGTACAACACAATGATGCCAGAGATTTCATCACTGATACTGGCGTCAAAAGAAGAGTTGACCTTATCTCGTACGCTGAACCTACTATTGGTGGCTGTTGTGGCATGCTTGTGTTCTATAACAACAAGATTGTCGGTATGCACACTGGAGGAAACGGTGATCGAGGATTTGCGGCCAAGATTGACCGTACCATGTTCCATTGGTACAAGAACCCCGAATACCAAGAATACCTTAAAAAAGAAGGTTCTGAAGATATCTTAGACCCCCCTAGTATTGATTTCTTTGGAGCCTACAACCAATCTCTCGGATATGACGTTTCTGTCCACAATGGTGAAATATCAGCTGTCCTTGAGAAGCCCCGATCAACTTACGTCGTCGAAGACATTGTTCCGTATAAAGGAAAGACTTCTTTCTTCGTTCCCACAGTAGCCCCCGTCAGATTGGGACCAAAATCTTTCGAGGACTCGAGGAGAAAGCTGGTTCCTATTAAGGGAACTATCGACGACGGAGTGATGAGACATGTCGCAGAACAGATGGCTTTACGGGACCGTTGCATTCCTTGGGACGGTCTCAAAGTACCCTACGATCTCAAGACGTGTTTGATGGGTTTACCTGGAACAGGGTTTAAGGCGATGCCCAGAGATACCTCTCCAGGATTTCCTTTCGCACTCCAAAACAAAACAAGAAAAGACATATTTTCTGTGACTGAGTCAGGACAACTGGTCTTAGGACCACTTATGCCAGAAGTCCTAAACGCAATGGAGAACTTTGTTCAGGCTTCGCTCTCGGGAGGATCAACTGAAATCGTTTTCTTAGACAATATGAAATACGAAAATAGACCTCTCAATAAGCTTGACAAAGCTAGGGTCGTGTCCTCGACTCCTTTTTTCCACTTTGTTCTTGGAAGACAGATGTTCGGTCCTTTCTTTCGCTGGATGTCAGAAACAGCGGGAGTAAACAATTATCTGACAGGTGTTAACCCCTACGAAGACTGGCACCACATGGAAGTGAAATTCCTAGAGAAAGACGGTGAAACCAGATCGTGCGCAGGAGATTACTCAAGTTTCGACAAGAGTCATCGCCTCATTATGATCGAATATGTCTGGCTCTACATTGAACTTTGGTTTGGTGAAGATGGTTATTTCGGATCCCCTAGAGGAAAAGTCTGGGGACAAGTTCGTCGTTCCCTACTTGAGTCCAGTATAATAGGAAAACACCTTTACTCATGCGTCCTTGAAATCCAACCACAAGGCATGGCCTCAGGCTGCGCTACCACTACGTCCACGAACTGCGTTATTGGTGCTATGAACCTCCACTATTCTTATATTATGGAAGGTCTCAAAAGGATTCCAAACGCAACCAAACATGGTTTGTCGGACAAGTTCTACCAAGATGTGTACTTCAAAGTTCTGGGTGATGACATCAGATTCTCAGTTTCAGAGAGAACTGATTTCTTTGACAATTTTGCCTTCCGAGACCAGCTTGCGATTCTGGGATACAAATATGGTTCAGCTGACAAAGAGTCTGAATTGACCGCCTTCCTCCCAGCGTCAAAAGCAGGATTGCTCAAAAGATACCCCCGCTTTGACAAGGAAACAAAAAGGTGGTATGGCCCCATTGATCTTGAGGTCATATTGAACATGATGTGCTACCACACCAAAAACCGTCCTGAGACCATCCTTGACAGGGCGAATTCAGCCATCCGTGAGCTTGCCTTCCACGACCAGGAAACCTGGGACCTTTGGTTTCCTCGGATCCTAGCCCACGTAGGACCCGATTATGTCCCGCCAGGTCTTTTCCGCCTTTCCGTCCTTGAAGATATGACCACTATAACCAGAGGTATCTACACTCAGTCCTTGAGTAGTGAGCTTTGGAAGTGGGCATTCTTTACCAACGGAATGAAATTCACGAAAGAACTATCAGAAATGGCTCTTGTTCCCTCAAAGATAGTCATGTCCACACTAGAAGTTCTTTCTACCTCTGATGTACCGTTTCTTGCTTTTATCGGTAACGCGCTCGACCTCACTGCTGACCTAGCTTTAAGGAAGTTGCCCGATTTTTGGGCGCCTTACATTGATGACGGCGGAAACTCGACTGGAAAGTTTGAAAAAGACTTTCCTTTTATCGCAAATACATTTTCATCTCAACAGATTCCCGAACGAGAGATCGCATCAATCGAAAAAGAATCTGACTTCTACATTGACGTAAAACCCATCCCGGAGAAAGTAGAGCGGGCACCATGTGCTGAGCAACCCTGTTCTCCACGGGGGATGTTGACCTTTTGGTCTCCCCCCCCCGAAATGATTGCGCTCAAGGCTCGGATCGAAGAAATGCGGAAGAATAAGGTAGAACCTACATCCTCCGAACAAAAATTTCTCGAAAACATGTTTACAACCCGAGTCAGAAAATGCGAGGAGGCGCAACATCTCGCAGTAACCAAACCATGTCTGATTTAAACCCCAACCAGCAAGAGGTAACCACCGCAGAGGGAACCTCCCAAGTAACAACTGCAACTAATGTTCAACATTCAAAAACAACCATTTTTAAAGATGATACCCTAGGAATGATCTCTAACCCGGTCGATGACGGATTTACCTCCCTATTTGACTCTGAGATCACTTCCCAAGAGAACGTTTCTATACCCGATTTCTTTGCCAAGCCAACGATCTTTCAACAAGGAGTTCTCGATACGACCACTACTAACGTCATCTGGAAAGAAGACGTTACCAAATTGATCTCCTCCTTGAAGAAAAGCCGAATGGCTAATGTTTATACCATCCGTTACGATACCCGAGTTACCCTTGAGATAAACGCTGATAAGTTCCAATCCGGGAGATACATACTATTTTGGCTACCAGTCGCTGGAACCTATAATAAGTCCTGGTACAATATGCACTGTGCGCATTTGACCTCAATCACACAGTTACCGCATGTGGAAATTGATATCGCGACCCAGACCTCAGTGACTCTAGAGATACCCTATGTAAATGTAAAACCGTATATGGAATACTCTACAATCAACGACTCCTATGACACCACTCCTGGTGTTGTTGGTTTAATTGCATACTCTCCCCTTGACCCCGGTACTGGTGGTTCTTCGAATTGTGGATATACAATTTTGACGTCCCAACATAACCTGAAAATCGGCACACTCGCTGTTAACCAAAGCGCAAGTGATCGAGAAAGAAAATCTGTTGGAAAAGGACCTATTTCCAACACCCTCACCCGTGTTGCTCAAGTAGCCTCCGCTCTTGGTAAAGTTCCCGGAATTGGACTTTACGCTCAGAATGTAGCGTGGGCGGCAAGCGCAGCAGGAGGACTGGCCATGGCCCTTGGTTGGTCCAAGCCCGTAGATATCGCCCCTATCCAAAGAGTTGAACGAAGAATAAGTCCAATGAATTTCAGCCACGACTCGACCACGACAGCTCGCGTTCTTGCGACCTCGTCTGAAAATTCTGTTGGTGATCCTAAATTGTCAAGAAGAAACGAAGATGAACTTGCGTTCCAATATCTCAAGCAGATCTATGCTTATGTTCAAACGGACACTTGGACCACCTCTCAAGCTGCCCAAACAGTCATCTTCACCAAGGCAATCATACCCAACAATTTTTCTAGTAGTCTTCCAAAAGGCTTTTGCCATACCCCAGTAGGCTTTATTGCGACCTTGCATAACTATTGGCGTGGATCAATCATGTTCAGATTTAAACTAGTCAAAACGCAGTTCCACAGAGGACGCTTGTGTTTCTTTGTAGCGCCTGGAACTAACTCTGGAGCTGTGAGTCTTCCCCTTACTGAGCTAGTATATCGAGAAATCATTGACGTCTCTGAGACGAGTGAATTCGAAGTATGCGTTCCTTATCAGCTTGCCAGGGCTTGGCTCTCGGTAAACGAGAGATCAGCAACCGTGGGTCTGTTCGTTGTGGACCCACTTGTCGCCCCTATTTCAGTGACTCAGACTGTAAAGATCATTATGGAAGTTAGTGGCGGACCAGACTTTGAAGTGGCTGTTCCTCTCCCATGCACCTTCAACGCTTATGCACCAGCCGTGCCCCAGTCTCAGTACACAGTGACCGATTGTGTCGAACTCGGCAGTGCAGCCATCAACACTCAAATCGAAAAATGGACGACTGGAGAAAAATTATCCTCTTTTCGACTGTATCTGAAACAGTTCCGTCAGATGCCCAACTACGTTCCCAACGTCCCCAATGGTGACGGGTTTTCATTTAGCCCATACGCAATACCCTTCACCACTCAAACCACCTCCAACGCCTCTCCTCTTACGAACCCTGTTCTCAGAAGTTCGCTTATCGATGTCCTATCTTGTGCCTATGCTATTAACACAGGATCCAAACGATACTCGTTCTTCCCGATATCCGGGGATTGGCGACCCTCATTTCAAGTTTTCCCTGACGCTACCGCAGCTGACTGGGGAACTGTCAATAACACTCAATTGTTTAAAAATATACCCTATTCTATAACAAATACCGCAATTGAGGGAAATTACGAACTTCAGACTCCGGTCTGGAATCCCGCATTTTCACGAAGCTCTTCCGCTCATTTAGTCAACGGACCAGCTTCAATCACATCCAATAGCAATGATACCAATTTATTACGTGTTTCAAATTACAATTTCGGAACTACCGCAAATATTTTGTCCTACGAAGCAGCAGGCGATGACTTTAATATGTCGCTTTTTGTTGGCTTCCCAGCGGTATCATTTCACACCACCACTTAGTTGTGTTGGCACCAGATCTCACACTCACTCACCTTAGGTAAGTGTTTTGAGGAGATTGTAATACCCCCTTACGTGCCGACCTGGCACAACGCGGTTCTTACAATCAAGAGATCCTTGTATATATTTTATTTTTATATCCTTCGATATCCAATACCCATATTTTTAGAGTTTATTGTGTAATGTTTTTAAGAGCCTTATTTTCTAACCTTTTTCAGAACTCTGGGGGATCGTGCCGGTTAATGAGCACGTAGTTCTTGAACTAAATCACAACACTCCGCCCTCGGCTTAAGATGACCATGTCTGGCCCCGGGGGTGGAGTTTTTCATTATATTGC